GGCATGATTGCCGAGCCGCACGGCTCCTAGAGCGAACTGCATCAAGCACCGGGAGCGAGCAGCACGTTCACCGTGTTGTCGGTGGTCGCCGGCTTCGCAGCCACGTAGCCCATCGCTGTGCCGGTGGCACCGGTGACGGCCTGGCCGTTGAAGAGCGAAACCTTGCTGCCCTGGGCGTAATCGGTCCCGGCGCCGGTCGGCTTCGGGACAGAGAAAATGCCCTCGACGTTCAGATTCCCGAGCTCGTTCGCAACGATCGGCCGCGAGGCCACGCCAACGATCGAGCCGACCACCACCGCCTCCCCCGCGGCAACGCCCGTGGTGGGCGTGAACCGAATCTTGCAACCTTCGTACTCGTAAGCCACTGGATCACCTCGTTTCTGGGAAATGAAAACTGTTTCGGTCGTCATGCCGGCCGGCGGCGCTTGGGCACGCCGCCGACCGGCTACGGTTTGTCACGCTCAGGCCGTTGCCATCCGGTAGCAGCCGTTCTTCTCGGCCTTCGCCACGCCCCACGACCAGTGGCCGCGGACCATGATGCCGAGGGTGTTGAAGTCGGCGTCGGCCGACTCGACCATCGGCTGCCGCTGCCCGTTGAGGAAAGCGACCTCCATCGCGGGGACCGCTCGCGGATCCGCTGCGAGCCACCAGGTGCTGGCACTCGACAGGTAGGACGAGCTCACGACCCGATACCGACCGGCAAACACGTTCGCGTTGCCGCGGACCGTGTCCGAGCCGGTGATCAGCAGGCTCGACGAGATCGCTTCGGCAGCCGCCACCTCGAGCTCGGCCGGAACGAGCAGCACGCTGGGCGGAACGCCGAGCGGGTTGTTGTCCGGGTTCTTGAGCTTCCGGAAGCCCGTTGCCGCCGTCTTCAGCGACGTCATCGAAAACGCGTTGCCAGCGCCCGCGGTTTCCTTCGCGTAGTATGAAGCGTTGGAAGCTTCAAACTCCGTCCAGAAAGCCTTGTTCAGCCCGATCGCCGCCCCGTAGCCGAGCCGCGAGCTCACCTGGGTGAGAGCCCCGAGGTCATCGTTCACCAGGTCGACCATCGAGATGCTCGACAGCCGGCCGTACAGCTTCGCTTTGATGGTGCGGCTTTCCTCGCCGGCATCCGCACTGCGGAGCTCGCCGTCGTTGGCCACTTCCTCAAATTCGAAGCCGCCCGTCAGCCGCACGCCCGTGACCGACTTGTAGTCGCTCACGTTGCGAGTGCTGGCGATCGCATCCCAGTTCTGCTCGACGGCCGTGAAGCCGTCGAGAAGGAACTTGCCGTAGGTCGCCGAAAGGATCGTCGAGATGCTGTGCGTCGCGAACGCGGCACGCAGCACCTGGCGGCAGTTGCTCTCGGAGATCCGGTGGCCAGCTTCCGCATAGCCGTTGGCACGGGCAGCGGCGAGCACCACCTGCGACAGCGTCGCCTCGCCCCGACGGGCGTGGGCGGCCTCGAGGGTGCGCTCGTCATACTTCTTCTCGACGTCGGTCAGACCGCCCGCCATGCAGAGGGCGGCCTCCACCACCTTCGCGTCGTTGGCGGGCTTCGCCACGACGTGAATCGCCGGGGCAGCCGGGCGGGAAGCCCGAATGTCGGCGAGGAGCTCGCTCTTGAGCTCGGCCATCAGAGTCTTCTTCATCTCGTCCACGGACACCTCCGGCTTTTCGGCCGTTACGGTTTCGGGCTTCGGCTCCACGGCGACGCTCGCCGTGGCTTCCGCGACGACCGGCTGGTCGACGTCGGGCTTTTCGTTGGCGTGGTCCGCCATGAGCACTTCCTCGCTCGCTTCGGCAGCGATTGCCGCGGACGTATTGGCGTCCGCTCCAAACAGAACTACAGAAACTTCTCTCAGGGTGCTGGCACGCACCACGGAGATCGGACCGGTGAACTCCCGGCCGTTTACGGTGACCATTTCGCCCGGGGCGACGTTCTCAATGCGATTGACGTCGGCACCGATCGACGCTTGGAACTTCCAGCCCTTGCGGGCATAGCCGAGCACCTTGTCGACCAGCGGGCCGTCGCCAATCACGTCGCCGGCGACCACCAGGTCTTGACCAGAGTTGTCAACGCGACTGGCTTGCCCGATGGCAGCTTCCAGCGAGTAGTCGTGGCCATACATCACGGCCACGCTGCCGCTTGTGTCCATGCCAGCCAGGTCGACCACCAGCGGGTTGCGGCTCCACGACTGCCGGATCGCCCGGCCGGTGTAGCCGACGAGCTCAAACCGCGGCATGCCGCCGGCAGCGGTGCCATCGGCGGCCACGCCGGGCATCGAAACAGAAAACTGTGCGTCGGTTGTGATGCGCTTCATAGGAATTCGATCAACTCCTCGAGGTCGTCGTCCCATTCCCAATCGAAGTCCCACATTGGTCCTCCGCTGCGTCTTGGAGCTCGTTCACTTCGCGTTCAAGCTTGGCAAGCCGCGCCGCCGAAGCAGCTGCGTTGGGATCCTCTCCTCCGCCGTAGTTCACGTCTGGTGCAATGTCGACAAACAGCCCGAGCTCCTTGCAGAGCGCGACCTCTTCGGCACGCTGAACAAGCTCCTGCCGCCAGTCGCGGCCGAGCCGCTGGTACTCCGCTGCGAGCGTCGTCGTGTTCGTTCGCAAGCGCGTTTCCATCGCGTCTGCTTCCTTCTTGGGGTCGACGTGTTCAAATCCGTCCCACGTCCACTGCCATGTCCATTCGGCCATCGGCGGTAGACCGTCAGGAATCAGCCCCGGCACCAGCGCGGCTTCATCAAGCCACTTGCCGACGAGCGGGTCGAGCATCACCCGCTCAAGGTCCACTCGCTCGCACTGAAGGTGCTTGCGGTAGACCAAGTAGTCGCCACGCATGGACGAGTAGTTTGCGGCCGAGGAGTCCATCGCGGCCACGATGTACGGCATGTTCAGACAGCGTGCGATCTCGTTGATCAGACGCTTCACGAACTCGCTGTAGGTGGCGGTGGGCTGTTCCGGTTTCATCTGCAGGGCATCCCAGCCGTCGGGGATGCTCGTGGCCATACCACGCATCAGCGGCATGGTTTCCCACGCCGGCTGGGCCGTCGCGATGCCGTCGGCGGGGAGGTTTGTCTTGATGATCGCGGCGAAGTCCGCAGCCGTCTCGGCGGCCGTCACCACCGCGAGCGTGTAACGCCGCAGCATGGCGAAGAGCTCAAGGGCCGGGACCACCTCGCCGACGCCGCGGTGCTGGCCAGGGCGGAACGCATGGAACCAGTGCAGCACGTTGTCGGCCGGATACCACTGGCCGTCGCCAACCCATCCCGACAGAGTGGCACCTGGGTGGTGCTTGAGAACATAGTATTCCGAGACATTGCCGTCTTCGTCGAACCGCAGCCCGTCAACGCTCGCCGCGTAGAGTTCCGGCACCGGGCTTGTCACCTGGTCAGCCTCGACGAGCTTCACGTCCAACTGCACGCCGCGGAGCCGGCGATTGGTCGTCTCAATGGCAAACACCTCGCCATCGGTCACCTTCGCGAGCTTCGCGAGCCGCAGCTTGCGGGCCATGTCGATCGACAGGAACCACTCAAACACGGCATCCTCAACGCGGCGGACGCTGGCGGCATCCGCGTCGCGACCGCAGTCCAGCTGCAGCCGCGGGCCGGTGCCGATGAGGTCAGACGCCAGCGTGCTGGCCATGCCGGCGAGGTACGCGTTGTTGTCGCGTTCGTAGCGAGCACGGGCTCGCATCTTCCGGCGGATTTCAGGAGCCAGCGCAGCGTCGGCGGAATAGTAATCCGCCATCGACCAGTGGTGGCGATTGTGCTCGGTGGTCTGCGCGGCGTCATACCGTGCCCGCACCAGCTTGCTGATGACAGACTTCTGCTCGGCCACCTGCTGCTTGAGCGTGGGGCGAGCCCGCGTCGGCTTGGCTGCGGCACGCTTGGCCATCAGCTACTGGCCCCCGGGGAGGTAATGACGGCCCGACGCAGCATGGCGAACGGGCTGCCCGCCGTGATCGCGTTCCGCTGCTGGATCACCCACTTTGCAGCTTCCAGCTGCTTGTCGAGCTCGTGCTGCTCGACTTCGCCGGCGTCAGTGCGTGCACGCTTCGGCTGCGCGAGATTCGCGGCGAGAGCGTCAACAACGTCATCGGCGGCTGCCATTGGCACCTCATGAGCGGAAGATTCCGCTACTCATGAGTGTACCATTGTTCACGTGCTAACTCGGTGTTTCGCGGCCACTTGCGAAGCGCGGCAGTGGGCGACGGCGAGCGAAGAACCGCCACCCACTGCCGGCTCCGGCAAGGGGGTCAGTTGCCGTATCGGATCACAGCGAACCAGCCGCGGCGGGTTGGAGAGTACGCGACGCCCTTCTCGACAATGCGATAGCGGCCGTAGTAGCAGCAGTTGCGCTCGGCTGCGTCGGGGCCAGCAGACGAGAAGCCGATGCCCTCGCGTCGGCCGCCGGCGCGGCCACAGTGACGCAGCACGCCAGTGCGGGCCATGAGCTCGGCGTCGTCCTGGGCGGTGGAGATTGTGACGTTGCGAGCGTAGATGTTCGTGTCAGCCGCGGCGACCGACGACAGCGTGAGGAGCAGGAGCACAGCAAGAAAACGCATGGTGAATTCCTTTTTCTGGAAAGTGGAAAACCAACGTCCCAGCAGACTGCCACGGAATTGACTGCCCGCCAATAGCGTGACTACCTACCCATCTTCGCTAGCAGGGCTGCACGCCGGGCCGCGAGATCCTCGCGAGTGATGACCTTTCGCGGTGCCGCGGGCTTCGCTTCCGCACCGACGGCCGATATGCCTGCGTAGGAAGCCGCCACGGCAGCGCCAACGACGCAGTCGAGCAAATGGTTGTCACGGCCCGGGATCAGCTTCCACTCGTCGCACGCTCGCATCTTCGACTCCACACGCACCGGCACCTCGCTCGCCAGGTGGTCGGCGAGCATGTCGTGGTTGCCGTCGTGGATCGTCAGGGCTTGAGGATCTCCAGCCGGCAATTTCAACCGTGCCATCAGAAACGTCTTCCAAGCGTTCGTGTCGTACAGCACGTGCCGCTGGCGTTGAATCGTGCTGGTCCGCCAGTTGGCGCCGATACGCTCGCCGCGGTCGGGCTTCTTGTCGCTGATCGTCTGGCCGCTGGCACCGACGAACCGGCCGTGGGTCGGCAGAACCCGCGGGCCGTAGCTCGAGCGGCGTGCGAAGTCTCTGATCACGCCCTGCGTCTGTGCCCAGTTCGCGTCGATGAACAGCTGCCCGATGCGCAGCACGGCGTCGTCGTTCTCGCGGGCGAACTCGCGGCCCAGGAGCTCGGCCGCCACCGCTTCCAGCCCCGCGTGGATCGCGGCTTCGACATTGTTGCCGTGGGCACGGGAGAGCGTCTTTTTGGCGTCACGGAGCGAGAAATACGCCCGGCCCTGCTCCGGGTAGGTGCCGTAGCTGACGACGTGTCCGCGGAACTGGTGCCCCCATGCCACGACGGCCCAGTAGAGGAGTTCCTTCTGCACGTCGACAAAGCAGGTCAGCGTGTCCAGCCCGCGTGGCACCAGCCACCGCGGGACGTGGATCGCCCGGCCGCGCACCTCTTCGGCCGAAATCCCGGCGGCCGCCCCCTCGTCGCGGATCGGCTCCTGCTGGAACTCGGACGCGAACACGCTCGGACCGTCGTCGAGGTACGCGTTGTAAGCATGCTGGATCGCGCTGTGTTCTCTTTCCGGGTCAAAGCACGCTGCCCACGAGACCTGGCAGCCGTCGTCCATCGCGTCACGGTTCGCGAGGTAGAAGTCGTTCGCTTCGCGGTGGGCGCGGGCTTGGTCGCCGACGAGGTCTTTCGCAAACGTCCGCCGGAGCGTCGCGTACTGCTCGAGCCACATGTCCTCGTGCCGCGTAGCCCAGTGCCGCACCATCGGGATCCGCTCGCCCTGCCATGCCGGATGTTTCCCTGAGTCCAGCAGCTGGTCGACCATGTCGCCATGCTCGATCACGGTGGCGTTGACGACGCATGCCATGCTGGTTGTGTGGCCGGAAAGCTTCATGACCGACTTGAGCAGGATCTCCATGCGGGCCTGGCACTGCACCGGGCTGCGGGCACTGTCGCGCGTCTGCGGGTCGTCGACGATGCAGACGTCGGGACGCAGTTGCCGGCCGTCGGGAGTCTTCCAGCGGAGCCCGAGGATCGATCCGGTGAGCCCGCGCGACATGATGATGGCACCGCTCGATGGCGAGCCTTTTATGTGCGGGAGCACAAGCGTGTCTTTCTTCCACTGGATGTGCGTTCGCTGGCCGTTGTGCGTCTGGCTGTTGCACCGCTGGGCTTTGCCCTCCAGGGCACGGACGGCGTGGCACACTTCCGGAAAGTCTTCGTAGAGCATGTCGTTGTCGCTCAACTCCGTGCGGATGGAGTTGATCGCTTTTGCCGCAAGGTCGCTCTCGGCCGCGAAGATCGCACCGAATGAGCGGTGGCCGTAGAGCACGGCCCACAGCAACGCGAGCTCGGAGATCGTGCTCTTGGCGAATCCACGGTAGACCGCGTTGACGAACCGGCCGCCGCGTGTCGAGCAGTCTTCGATGCGGCCGATCACGCGTTTGTGGTCGTCGGAGAACGGCGAGAGGCCGGTGGAGTAGGGGAAGTAGGTGGTAAGAAAAAGTAGCAAGCTTTTCCCGCACGCATCGCGACGTGTACGGTTGACCACCGGCGGGATTTCGCCGATGTCGGACCCCTTCCGAGTGCGTTCGCGGGACCGCTCGACGTCCGCCAGACGCTTCTGATCGCGGCTGGCGGCTGGATCAGCCGACTTTGGGCGAGCCATAAGTCCTTGTCTCAGGGGCGTTTCGGGAGAGAATCAACGCAGAGGGGGAGTTCGAAGCCGGGGCAGGGGCGCGGCGGGCCGCCGGAAGGACCCCACCCCCCCTGCGGGGGGGTGTAGCATAATGCAACACCCCCCCGTCGTGGGGGTTCTGCCATTGTGGCATACCCCGTCGTGGGGGGTATGGTGTTCGTCTGTGCACGTGTTCATACGTGCACCTGTTTTACGTGCTGCTCGATTTATGAGCAATCCCGCGGCCGTTGACGTTGACGCGTCAACGTGCTGCAGCACGTGCCGAGATTCTCAAATGCCAAGTGTCCAACTGGATATTCTTTCCAGAAATCCGCGGCCGATTGCCGATACCCCTTGCCATGCTGTATCCAGTTGGATATAGTCTTCTCGTGGTCGGCACAGTGTCGACCACGATTGAACCGAGAACACCACAGAAAAGGATTCCCCACCATGTCGACAACTGCCACCATCGTCAAAGCCGTTTCCGCAACACTGCTCGCATATGCCGAAGACTGGAATGGTAAATGCAAAACGCTGCTCGGCGAGAATGCCAAACTGACAAAACTGCCCGGCGGCGCCCCCGTGCTCGCGCAGGGTGTTTCAATGTCCCCCGGCATTCATTCGCTTTTCGTCAACGTGTGCGAATTTCTCACGAAAGGTTGTTTCAACTCGTGTGTCCTGCAGTTTGCCGGTCGCACAACCGGCGCCGCAGTCCGTGCAGCTGCTCGAGCACGGACCGGACTCTGGCATTTCATGCCCGATGTGTTCTATGCCCGGCTGCGAAATGAGTTGAAAGCTTTTGCCCGACGATGTGCACGGCTGGGCGTGGTCGGATATATCCGGCTTAACACTGCTTCCGACATCGACCACGGCTCAGAATTGCCCAACATGTTTCCCAACATCGTGTTTTACCACTACACGAAATCAATCAAACGGTGCATTCAATATGCCCGGGGGCTTCGACCGGCCAACGAACACTACTCGTTTTCCGTATCTGAGCGAACCACGTTTGACGACGTCCAGCGGCTGGCCGGGCTCCGTTGCAACCTAATTCTCGTTGTAGACGCGTGGTACCACGCTCAGTATCGGTGCCGAAAGACTGGCGCTAAAGGCCGATATGCCCCCCTCCCGTCGGTCGTGACGTTCCAGAATGCGGCCGGTGACACTGTGACACTGCCGGCCGTGGATGGCGACGTGCACGACCTGCGAGTTCCGGAATTCGATGGTAGGGGCGTGGTGGTCTGCTTGCGGCTAAAAGGGTCGAAAAAAGCCAAGCAGAATGCACGGGACACCGGCTTTGCAAAGCCGTGGCAGCACGGGCTTGAAAAGGTAACGGGTGAGCTCACCCAAAAAGGGACGATCGTCGTCGACATGAAGTAGCCGACGGCCGGCCGTTGTCCCCCCGGGCGCATGCCCGGGGGGCATACGGCATGCCGTCGGCATGCATTCACAACCCCGGGGAGTTTTGCCATGTGCGATGAATTCGACGATATGCCCACCGAGCTCGAGATCCTAGAAACCTATGCCGACATGGGTGAGCCCACGGCCGTTGCCGAGCTCGCGCGACGTCGTGCGGCCGGTGAAAAGGTCCAGCCGGCCGGGCTAATTGAAGCCCTAGTTGGCCGCGGTTTTCTGTAACGGCCGGCCGTTGTCCGCACCAGGTGCTCGAGCACCTGGTGCGGCATACGGCATGCCGTTGACGTCATGCCCGGCCGGCCCAGTGTGGGCCGGCCGGATCCCGTTTTGCGACCCCCTGGAGGCTTTTCCCATGCTACGTGCCGAATGCTGTGCCGATAGTGGCGCCTGCGATTGTGTCGCATGCCGGCCAGATCCGTTGACGGCCGCCCACGTGGTGGCCGTCTACGCTCGTGCTGGCAATCCCCTGGACGTCGACGACGTCCAGGTGCTCGAGCACATGACGACGGCCCAACTGGTCGACCAGCTGGCATTCCTGGAAGACTTCCAGGGGTAGACGTTGACCAGGTGCACGCATGCGACGCCGGCCCAGCTGGGCCGGCCGGCGCCGTGCACCTGGTCGATCGGCAACACTGCGCGGCCGCGGCCGCACAGCATGCGCCCACATGCCCGTACACTTCCGACGGCTGGCAGACTGCCGGCCGCGGCCGCACATGGCCATAGGTGACGCGTGAGCCCGTAGGGGCTCACGCAGGCGCCGGCCGTGCACGGCTGCGCACATAACAGCACAACACATTCCCGCGACGCGTCACATGAGCCCCTACGGGCTCGTGCACGGCCGGGCATGCCACAGCACAACACGAGCGACGCCGGCCGCACAGCGGCCGGCCGGGCTCGTGCACGATCGACAACGGAGCAGCCGACCAGGTGGGCCGGCCGATTGTGCACGTAGAAAATCCGGCCGGCAGACTTGCCCGACTGCGCGCGCACAACTCGAGACACGACCGACGACACGAAAAACGGGAAGCGGGCATGCATGCCCGGGGATTGTGCACGCATTCCGCGGCCGTCGGCCACGGCATGCGGCACACCCCCCTTGCGGGTGGTGTGCGGCATAATGCAACACCCCCCCCAACGGCACCCCCCACCCCCCCTCGGGCACCCCCTCCCCCCTGCCGGGGGGAGGGGTCTGCCCCCCCCATCAAGGAGGGTAGAGAAGAACCAAACTTTGAAAGCCTCCTGCTAGTGAATTCTTCTGACATTTTTTTTTGAAAACCGCAATGCCGTTTTGCGGCGATGCTTCAACGCGGCTGGGCAAAAGACGCCCCACAATTCTTTTCGGAATTCACCAGAAAAACTGCTCCAGAAAACCCAGTATTTCCGACTGGATATTTGTCGGCCATCGCGTAATAATCTCGCTCAGTTCCACACCACCACGCAGAAAGGTTCCAGCCATGCCCAGCCCTCCGTCGGATGAATTGCTCGTCGAGTTCCAGGGGAGAATGAGTTTTCTTGAGACCATGTGGGGCTGCAAAACGGCCTACGATGTCGACATTGAGACCGGCCGCGGCTGGCTCGAGGTCCGGATGCCTGGCACCGGCGCCGTGCTGCGCATCAACAAGTTCAACGTCAAGGACGTGATGGTTCCTGGGGAGGGCGGCGTGCAGCCGTCGGCAACATGACCAAACCCAAGCTCATCGATCCGACGAAATACGTGCGTATCGGCACCGCCGCAGAAATCGCTGGTGTGACGCGAGCGTATTTGAATCGAATGATTGTGGCCGGCACCTTTCCCGGCATCGAAATCGACGGCCAGCATTTTGTGCTGCGATCCGACGCCGAGAACTTTGAGCGTCAGCCCGGCATGGGCCGGCCGCGGCTCACGAAGTAGCTCGCACGATCTCGCGTGCGAGCTCAAGCAAACGCGACGTCTCGACGATCATCACGCTCCCCCTCCGGTTGCTTTTGTGCCACACCACAGGAGTTTTGCCGGGGGGGGAGTCTTTTTGCGCCTGCTCGATCGCGGCCCACAGCTGCAGCCGCTCGACACGCTTGGCTTCGACGTGGATCGCCACGCCGTCGAGCACCACGTCAGGGGAATCCGGTCCGCCCTGGAATTGCACACCCCGGCGGGCTTCAACGCCCAGCAGCTGCCCGAGCTCGGCTGCGCATTCACGTTCCCCACGCTTTCCCTTCTGGCGGCTCATGCGTCCCATTGCCCCATCCTTATGGCTATGTGTGTGTTTTTCGTCGGTTTTCAGATATGAGTCGGGGGGGGCTTATTTCATTCTTTTCAGCAGCGAGCGGAGCGTGACACCGGGCTTGCTCCCGATGAGCAGGTCAGCGGCAGTGAGAATCGCATCCCGCTCATCGTCGGTGAGCGTTGGTTGTGGCTTCTGCTTTGCCAGCATTGAAGACCCAAGCGGCACGGCAAAAAGACCGTAGAGAAACGTCACAATCCAGAAAAACATGTATTGGATGCCCATCGACGGATCGTCGCTGGCGTCGAACAGCCATCCCATGAACTCCCACAATCCCCATTCCTGCGGCAGGAACGGCCACGCGATGGAAATGGCACCCGTGACTACAAGAAAGATGGCGATGGGTCGTTTCATTTCGTCTTCTCCAGCAGTTTGCGGAGCGTGGCGGCTTCCCGGCCGTAATCTTCGTGCTGGCACTCAATCAGGTGGATCATGTTTCCAATCGCTTCCCGCTCCTCGTCGGTGAGTCGCAGCCGCTCGACCTCTGCCGACAGTCGAGCGATCACGTTGGCGTGTACCTTGCTGCGCCACTCAAGCCCTTCAATCAACGCGGCGGCTTCCTCGCTCAACGGATCTCCGGCTTTGGTTGCGTATGCCCGGTCTCGCAATTGGTCGACGATCGTGCTCATTGTTCACCTCGCAGCCATGTACAAACGCACGTTCGCGAACGCGTACCCCGCATACGCTATCGCCAGCCCAGTCTTGCCGTGCACCGCCAGGTCGACGGCCACGAATAAATAAATCACGCCGCAGATCGCAATCAGGTGGGGGGACATGTTGCACCTCCGATCACTCTGAGGGTACGGGCTTTGCCCTGCTTCCACGTCACGACACCGTCCCGCCGGAGCCGGTTCAACTTCTGCTGGACGTCACCACAACGCGTGCCGGTGGCGGCCGAGAGCTCGCGTACCGTTGGCGGCAGCCCGTCGGCTGCGGCCGTGAGCCGGCGGATGGTTGCGACGAGCTCGAGTTGGATCGCCGTGGTGCCGGCGGACTTGGCCGCCGGGATTTGCTGGAGCGTGTTCATGTTGCTGGCTCGCTGCTGAGTGAGATTGATGACGCAACAGACGCAGCCAGGCCACCTTGGCGTCGATCCCGGCGCCACGCCGCATGTTCTGCGTCGGTCATGGATCGCTGCGCGTCAGAGCGGTAGTACCGCTTCTTCGCAGCATCTACCGGGGGCGGCGCCCCCGGTCGTGCAACCTCTCGGTGGGTGCCACCACGATCCTGGCATCTGGTCAACCACGTGATGGTGAGCCATTTTCGCCAGTTCGATTTCCGCGCCTTCTTCGGGTTCGCTTTCAGCCATTGGTGGGCTTTGGCGAGTTCGACGGGAAGGTCAGCCGCCGGGTAAGCCTGTGACCATTCCGCACGGTCAGCGTCGGTGATTCCTTCCCAGCCTGATTCCGACCACCGAAGCGGATCAGCTGGCTTCGAGCGAGACCGCGGAGCGGCGCTGCTCGGAGCAGTAGAGGGAAGAGGATTAGAGGAAAGAGGAAAGAGGAAAGAGGCGCAATTCGCCGGGAGATTTCCCGGCTCGCCGGGAAAAAACACGGCTTGCCCATCTTCACACGGGGGGAGCCCTTCAGAACGCTCCTCCGGATGGCACCGTTGGTGCTCCCCAAACTTCGGAATCTCTAGGATTTTCTTGCCGCCAGCCTCGTAGGCGACGACGAACCCCCGGGCCTGCAGCTGCCCGAGCATGACGACGATGTCGCAGTTGTCATACGGAAACAGTTCCGCCTTGATCCGCAGCGGGCGGCACTCCAGCCGGCCGTCGCGGTCCGCGAGCGTCCACAGGCCAATGAACAGCAACCGGGCGAGTGGATCGCACTCTGCCAAGAATTCGTTTTTGAAGAATGACGGTTTGATGTTACGAGCGCGTGCCATCCGTGGCCCTCCTAGTCAATCGAAAACTCGCGGCCGCACACTATGTCCAATGCAGTGCTGAAATCGCATTCAACTGAAGGACCGATCCCGGCAGATGTAACGTGCTGCAGTTTCACTTTCGCAACATAGTTGCCGTGTTCGTCTTTGATTGGATCGCAATCCCGTTGCCACCAAATCAACACAAATACGCCACTGTCTGGAGACAAAAACCCGGCTACCTTGCCGAGTTGTATTAAGCGCGCCAGCAGAGGAAGAATCCTTTTTTGTGATGGCTTGACCTGCTCACCAGCGATCTTTTCTTCAACGAACCGAAGGCAATTCCGTGATGACTTCCACACCACGTAATCGATGTCGATGCCGTCGAATCTGACTGGCTCATTGTCGTGAAGCCATTGTCCGATTTTGCTCGCCGACTGATGAAATTCTTTTCTGTAAATCGTCTGCGTCATCGTTTGCCGTCCTGGTGTGAGCCGTTGTCGGAACCAATGAAATGCCGCCCGCACTCGTTGGCGGCCCTGCCGAATGACCCGGAGCCGGCAAACGGATCAACGACCATCTCGCCGGCTTCGGTGAGGGACTCGATGATGGGCTTGACTTCGCCGAGCCCCTGCGCCCACTCGTGAAGGTCTTTGCGTGGTGGCGTGCCAACGATCACGTCATCGATGTAGTGCTTGGTGCTTCGCCGCTGGTTCACAAACCACACGATCGGCTTCCACCTGACCTGCACCCACTTTCCCGGCAGCTGCTGCGGCATGGCACTGTGCGTCAGAGCAAAACACCACCAGTATTTGAGGTGCGGCGACATGGCCGCGATCACCTCACCAAGGGTGGCTTGACCGCAGTACGCGACCAGCGAGCCGCCGGGCTTCAGCTTGTCGGCAGCCCACAACGCGAGCTCGCCGTACAACTTCGTGGCACTGTCGCCATACGGAGGATCAGTCAGCACCAGGTCGATTGAGCCGCGAGCGACGTCGGCGAGAACAGACTGAAAGTCTCCGCGACGCATGTCGAATATCAAGCCACCGGATTGCTGTATCGCAGACAGCGTTTCGGATTCCGCGTCTTTTCTCTTTGCTTTGCGAAGCTCAGAGTAAGCCCGACTGACTTTACCGGTGCGGTCCATCTCCTCGACCAGATGGCCGTACCTTTCCGGCTCAGACCGAGCAGCCTCGTCAACGGCCTTCGCTTTCTCGTAGGTGCGGCGATCGACACCGCAAGCGGCCGCCGCCACCGACGACGTGCGCTTTGACTCGTCGCGAGGCTGCGAAAAGGTGGGGGAAGTTCCCCCACCTTTTTTGGGCCGGCCGGGCGATTGCTTTTCTGCCGCCTCCGCAATCGGCCGCTGAAACTCCTCGATCTTTTTGCCGAGCGCCACCATCTCGCTTGGCTTAAACGGCTCGCGGCAAACATTCTCGTCACGCTCGGCCAGCACTCGCTGCCGCAGTTCCGACAGACTCACGGCCGTGACAGCCGGGATCGTGAGCATGCCAAGTTGCTTGCATGCCTCAAGTCGCCTCCCGCCGACAAGCAGTCGGTTATCGCCATCAATGACGACCGGATGCAGCAGCCCGATTTCGGTGATCGACTGCTTGAGTGGCTCAAGGTCGCCAAGGTCTTTCCGATAACGATCCACAACGACGATCTGGTGGATGGCAACAGGCTGGCTGTTGCTGTGCTTCTTTAAAACGCTCGTGTCGCTCACCGTTCACCTCCGTGTGTGTGTTGTCCTCAGTCCCCGGTCCACGTCGGCCCGGGGTGCACCACCGTCGCTTGCTCCGGTTCGTACTTCCGCAGCCGCTGCCGCAACTCGCGTACCTCAACGTGCAGCCGCTCGACCTCCGGCTCCTGCGAAAGGTAGGAATTGATCACCGCAGCCACCGTGCTGGCGGCATCGTCGCCCCACGCATCGGACACAAGTGTGCGCAACCGCCACTTGCGTTCAGCAATCCATTCGGCCGGGCTCATGATCTGCCCTCCTGCCATCGTTGGGCCTGCGATGTGATCCTCGCCACGATGTCCACCAGCTGCGGCGCTGCCGCTCGGTACGCAGCCTCTGCGGTTTCGTGCCAGTCGTCGCGGGCTGGCACGAGCGAACCACCGGAGCGGCGTGCGTACCGCTGACCATCAATCGTCACGGCATCGCCGTGGTCAAGGAATCCGACCACGCCGCCGTCTCCGAGCTCCCGAAAAACGCTGACACGGTAGAGATGCGCGCTCATGCGGCACCGCCGATCAGCGCCACCAGGAGCGGCACCATCCAGAGGAACGGGACGTCGTCGGCACCGCCACCAGCCACGAACTCCGATTTGGCCTTCTGCGGGAGCGTCTTCCTGGGGGCCGACTCGCGGATCGCTTTCGGCAGCATCTCCGGGCCGGGCTTCCACGCCACGACCTTCACGTACTCGTTGCCGGCCTTGCTCAGGGCCAGCACCGTCTCGACGGTCGCCATCTGCCCCTTGAGCACGCGCTCGTCCCACTCGCCTTGCGGTGGATCGACACGCGCCGCGCGACAAACCTGCTCGACCTTGCCACGCTGGTGACAGGGGATCGACTCCCACACTGGCTTGTACTTCGCCGAGACCTCGAGCTTCACCGTGAGCACCTTGCCCTCCGGGTTGCCGCCACTCTTCGCCCAGTCCTTTGTCTGAATGCCGGCCCACGCAATCTTGGCCACGTGCGTGCCGTCCGGGCAGAAGCCCTGCGGCTCCCCGGCGTCGCCGGTGCCAGCGTCAAACTCGTCGTCGCCGAATTCATCCCAATTCATGATTGCACCTCCGGTTCATGTTGCTTGTTGCCCACCCGCACGATGCGGTTGGCGTCACCGTTCAGCAGTTCTTCGATAGCGTCCTTGGCTTTGTCGAACGCGAGCTCCTGCGACTCATACATCCGCGTCACCGCGGCGATCTTTCGCATGAGCTCGGCCCGCTGGTCCTGGCGGACCTTCCACGGTGGGTTGTCAGACCACGACATTGGCGACCTCCGTCGGCTCGATGACGTCGTGCCGGGCGTTGATCGCACGCGCGAGCTTGTCCGACTCGTCTTGGGTCAGTTGCTCCTCCGACAGCAGCTGATCGATGCGGTCCGAAATCTTCCCCAGAGTCCGCACGGTGGTGGCTTCGGAGATGTGGGCCACGATCCGATCGAACAGCTTCGGCTCCTCCAGACCGGCAGCCGGCACCTGGGCCGGGGCCGGCCCGGAGAAAATCGTCTGCAGATGGCTGATGTCCATCGGCATTTCGGCGGGCAGCCCGAAGCGGTTCTTCGCAGACCATGCCGCAGAATGCTCCGCGTGCATGACCCTCTCCTTGCCCCCTTGGGCCTTGAGCCTGCCGTCCCCGCCCTCGACGAGCTTCATCTTGTAGGTGCAGAACAGCAGCAGATCGCACCACTCGCGGAGCAGGGGGCTCACCTGCTTGGTCAGCTTGAGTTCGTAACGATCGTAGCCGTCGGTCTGGTCCGGTGGGCTCACACGCTTCACCGTGGAATGAGCCACCCACACCACATTGATCCCCTGAGCGACGAGCACGTCGCACGAAGCGAGGAACCGTGTCCAATGCTCGGCGAGCATCGTGTAGCCGCGGCCAAAGCCGAAGTCTTCGATGCTCTTTTTGCCGCTCGTCTTCAGCAGCCATTCGATTAGCAGCTTCTCGGCCCAGTCGGCCGAGTCGATGACGATCGTCTGGAATCCCTGCGGGTTCACCGCGAGCTCGGTCACGGCGAGCGTCAGGGTTTTCCAGTCGTGAACCGAGACGCGAGCCACGTCGAGGTGGTGCGTGCCGTCCTCAGTGTCGAGCACCAGCGGCGCCGGGAACTGCGTTGCCAACGTCGTCTTCCCGATGCCCTCGTCGCCGTAGATCGTCGCCCGCGCTGCGGCCTGCTTTCGGCCACGTGTGATCTGCAAAACTCCGCTCATTTCGAGCTCCTTTCGTCGTGAGAAATAACAATCGCCGCTTCAGCCAACGCCGTCCTGAGCGCCAGCACATCAACAGGTTCGATCCGATACACACCACGCTGCAGCTGCTCCATCCCCGACTCCATCACGCGTGCCAGCCGGTACACGCGTTGCAGTGCGGCCCCGCGGTCACAGTTCCGCTGGGCACGACTCCGGGCCGCTAGGTCCGGCATGAAATTCGTTGCCATTGCTTCCAACTCCTTCTGGTTTCTTTTGAATCACCCACGGATCCATCCGCTCGAGGAGCTCGTGCCGCAGCACCGTCACCCCCGGGGGGGCTTTGACGCCGAGACGCACGCGACCTCGCTCAATCGCACACACCATCACCTCGATTCCGAGACCTTCGAAAACAAGCGACTCGTCGACCTTCCGGCTGAGAATCAGCATGAGCGTTGTGCCCCTTTCTTGGCGGCCAGCGCCGCGAGACGTGCCATCGCTTGGGCACCGAGCAACGTCTCGCCCAACTGCTCGCGAAACGCTTCCAGGTCGTCGATGCATGACGTGATCACGTCATACGCGACGAGCCGGTCGCCACGGGCGATGCGCTGATCGAGGTCGTGGTCTTCGGCGTCGACCCCAGGGCCGTCGCCGGCGAGGGCTCGGCATCGCTTCAGACGCTCGACTAGCAGCAGCGCGGATGCGGCCGCGGCGAGGATCACCGGACCCCGAGAATCCTCTCCGCGAGAGCCGAGTAGTGTTCCGGCACCACCCACTCCTCGCGTCCCTGCTGCAGCCTCCACGCTGGCCAATCCCGCCGGATCATCTCGCAAAGCCGCTCGATCTCCTGCGGGGAGGGGTCGTCTGGGCGTGCCGTGCCGCCGCCCCGTCGCCCGCGATTGCAGGCCAGTCCGTTGTCGTCCGTGATCACGTTTGCCTCCTCGAGATGCGGAGGGTTTCGGCTGGCGTCGCTTTGTCGTCGGCATCCGTTGCCTCCTGGTAAAAAGACCCGCTCGGCGTCGTGCTTTGCGGGATCCGTGCTTCCTTGCCATGCCGGCTCCGCCGGCTCCTTCCGCTCGTCGTCTCCGACGTCGAGCGGTCCTGTCGCCCACCCCGAACGACTAGTGTACAGACGTTCACATGTGGACTTCTGGCCAGCATATTCACGCTGGCGCTGCTGTCAATAAACTTTTCCGTGTGGGTGTTTTGTGCGGGGAAATGCGGTCGATTCGCTTGTTTGTGGCTTTGCGTACAAACCTAGCCAGAAAAAAAACGGCTAGTGAACGAAATCAGGAAGTCAAGCACGCCTGCCACCGTCTGTGCGGTGGCGGTGTCGCTTCCGAGCTCTTGGCCAAGACGAACCAGCACAAGAGACTGCATCGCTTCGCTCCATCGAATGCGAGAAATCATCAACGTCCTCCGTGTCGTTGTTGGCGGGCAATGTATCGGATCGTACAAACCTGTCAACGCCAATCACAAAAAAACTCGCTGGCGGGAAAATTCACCACTCATTCGCCCTTGCGTGGGCGTCCGCCCTTGCCGGGATCGCGGTCACGCTGATCTCGCTCGAGGAACTCGCGGACAACCTTGCCAGAGAAAACCCAAGGCCCTGTTCCATCGGCAAGACGGTGGCCTTTTAGCTGCCCCTCTTCGGCCCATATGCGGACCGTCTTGCTAGTGGTCTTCATCAGCTTCGCCACGTCGGCCGTGCCCAGCACGTCAGTGTCTTCAATCTTTGCCATGATTTCATGCTGCGGCCGCCACAAGGCCGGCAAAACGCGGTAAATAGCTAAAGTTTGACGCTGAATTGGCCGCCAGCGTAGGGTTATGGCAGCCGATAGTTTTCGAGCGGAGGGCATGCACATTGCAAATTGTACGCATGTACAGTACGCTCGGTGACGTCGGCAAGGATGCCGGTCTGACTGCGATGGCGGTCGGCGGCAGACTGAAACCCTGCCGCGAAGGACGTCGCCATGCTGGTTCGCTCTCTCCTCCTCGACCGATACGCTCCCCACCACATGCTGGCCGACCGCACGGTCTTGCTGTACATGCAGACCCTCGACCGGTTCCGCGATTACCTCGCGACGGTGCCAGGCCGAGTCGATCCTGAGCCCACGCTCGACGACCTCGACGACCTGGTCGTGTCTAAGTTCCTGCGGTATCGCGAGACCACGCCGCACCGCGGGAAAATCTGTGCCCGCAACAGCGTCCTCAAGGATCGCACGCAGCTGATCGCCATCTGGTCCTACGCAAGTAAGAAGAAGTTGAAAAACAGCAGCGGTGAGCATGTCGAGTGGCCGTCGCTGCCGCCGTATCGTGCGATTGAGCGCGTGCCGCGAGCGTATTCATCCGACGACGTGGCGAAGCTCATTCGACTCGCAAAAACGCGGAGCGACTCCTACAAGGGGCCGATCGCTGGCGTGCCAAACGCGTGGTGGTGGTCGACGCAAATCTACGTTTCGTGGCTGACGGCCGAGCGGCTGGGGGCAATGCTGGCCCTGCGATGGGAGCAGGTCGACTTTGATGCCCGCGAGATCACGTTCCTCGGTGCGACACGCAAAGGAAAAACCCGCGACATCGTCCGCGGAATCAACCAGCAGGCCGCGGACATGCTGCTGGCCGGCCGCCGCCGGCCGGAGGATCTCGTCTGGCCGTGGGATCGACAGCCGTCCTCAATTTGGTCGTCCCTCAAGGTGCTGTGCAAACGTGCCGGCGTCACCTACCGTGGCTTCCACGGCTTCCGCAAAGCGTCCTTGAGCTACTACCACGCAGCTGGTGGAGATGCCACGCGGCTGGCTGATCACGACCGGCCGTCCACAACTCGCAAAAGCTATTTCGATCCCGGCATTGTGCGAGACGGGCCGACGGCACCGGACCTGCTGCCACCGCTCGATCTGGGCGAAGAGCCGCCAGAGCGGCCGGCGGCGTGATGGCACTCTGTGACACCAGCTGGCACGTTGCGGCACGTTGATCGCAATTGACGTCGATTGAAGCGTTTGCAACTTGTCGCGCTGCCGCTATGGTTGCGTGCGTCACTCGCGAAAGGAGTACACGAATGGACTGCGAAACAAAAGGTTCTGAGTTTGAGTTGGCGACGCGATTTGGCCTGCTGTACAGACTGAATGACGAGGACCGCATCGCGGTCTGCCATGCCATTGCCGAAGCCTGCGAGCAATCATTTCGCCGTGGGTTCATGCAAGGATGGATGGGGAGCGGAGATGTTGAGGTCGACGTAATGGACTGGAGATTCAACACGCCGCTATCAGAGTCTCCATCTCCACACGGCACGTATGACAACTCGTCGCTGGCGAGGCACACGCACGAGGTGGGCCTTCCCAGCCGCTGCGCTCCGCTCGTCGAGTCGTGACCGGATTTCCCACGCCAAGGATCACGACTCCTACGTGATCCGCGACCAGCCGGGGTGAGATCCGGCTGGTCGCCGCGGGAAATTCACGTCTGCTCCGCGATCTTCCGGCTCAACACCTTCAGCGTCACCCGGAAATCCGTGTCGCGAAACCAGAGCTCGAGCAGCACCAGCCAGCACGCGTTGGCGGCTCTCGCCAGCACCAGATCCCAGTCGGGGGAGATGCCGTTACGGGCTTCCCACTGCTCGCGGACCTGGGCGGCGAGCAGCCGGCCGACGTGCACCAGGTCGGCGTGGTTCTTGCCGCCGGAGCGAGCGATGATGCGCAGGTGCTCGTGGGGCCAGTGCCGAATGACAAGACGGATGATGGCCCCGAGCCGCTGCTCGCCGCAGTCTTCGGCGATGCTGCCCAGCTGGCTGGCAATCTGATCAGTGAGTCGCTGCACGGGCTCCACGATCACCTCTGCGGGCATTTGCCAGTCGGGCACGTCTTACATGGGCACGCCCATCGCGAGCCGTCAGGTCGCACCGTGTAGCCCTTGCCGTTGCACGGGCACGTCGGCTTCTCCGGGGCCGCTTGTGGAGGTGGCGTCGGCTCCGTGGCGAGCGACGCGTATGCGACGTTCACGCTGCCGGCGGTGCGTGCCCGCTCGAGCTCGACAAGGTCGGGGGCGGCCGCGGCTGCGGTGAGCGTGTAGAGCAACCAGTGCCACATCTACCACCTCTCGTTTCGCAGCTGCTGGTGGCCGTCGGGGCCGAGCACGGCGTGAGCCATGTGCACCTCGTCGGCATCCTGCGGAGCCGGCTCGCAGAACACCAGGGCAGTCAACCCGAGCTTCGCCGCGACGGCCGCCAACCGGCCGACGAACCGCAGCACCGGCCGGTCTGGTCGCGGCGGCTGCGGATGGATCGGCGAGTCGGGCGACGTCGCTGCCCACCATGTGAACGCGGCAATAGCGACGGCGGCCACGACAAGCTTCTTTTGATTCCCGTTCATTCCGAGTCGCTCCACATGCGGTGCAGATACAGAACCACGACGGCCCCGATGATCGATCCAACGAGCCCGGCTGGGCCGGTGCCGAATGGCAGCCCGCCGGCCACGCTGCCAAGCACCCCGACGGCGATCGTCGGCAGCCAGCCGGCCGGCATCTTGGATGGCAGCAGGGCACGGGCGATGCCGCCAACGATTGCCCCGAAAACGGCCCACATGATCAGATTCATAGTGCCAGCCCCCAGTCAGCGTTTTGCAGATCCCGCCATTCGTAGCTGGTGCCGATTGCCCACGAGTCGCCCTGCTGCAGGGCCGCTTCGACGTCACGCCGGCGAGCCCAAAAGCTCCCATCCGGTTGATCGTCGGGCCACTTTGGACCGGAGCACCAGGTAGTGTTCCAGCTGTTCTGTATCAGCCCCATGTCGTCGGGCGAGCCGTTCGCTTTATGGCGCACGCCCCACACCAGCATCGCATGAGACCAAGACGAGCCACGCGAAAGAGCGCCGTCAGCGTCACGCACTCGCGGCGTGGGGCCGTAGCCAACCTGCGAACAGATTGCCACGGGCGTGCCCCGTTCAATCGCCGCGCAAAGCTCCTGCCACGTCTGCACCTGCACGCACTTCGCTCGACGCTTCGCGGCCTCGCGGCCGAGCTCGAGCGGCACGCCGTCGCGGCCCCACTCGCGCGAGCGAGCGATTGAATACGTGCTCAAATCGAACGCACCATACCTCGTGCGGTAAAGCACGCCACCAACAGACTTGTCCTTACAGTTACCAGTGAGCCAGCGGGCCGCGGCACCTCCATAGCTGCCGTCCCCTCCGAGATTTCGCTCTAAGGGAGGTAGTCTGCCCTGAGTTCTGGAGCCCGCGTAAATTGGTTCGCTCGCGCATTCCAACGGCGGCTGCTTCGTCTTTCCGGCGACGTGGTCGACCGCTTCCGCTGCGTATTCCCCCAACCCGAAAGCCATGCTCACGCACGTGCCCGCCGCCCCCTGGTCCCACGACTTCCACGGCTTTCCGTAGCGTCTCTGGTGCGAGATGGCCACGGCACGATAGAGAAACGTGTCGCGGCCGGTCGCGTTGGCCATCGCATCAGCACCGGCTTCCGCGAACGTCGGCTCATTGAGCTCACGCAGGAACGCACGCACACCATCCGGATTCGGGGTGTAGCCGAACGAAGCATCGACGCGCCTGAGGAGTCGGTGCGTGTAGTGGTCGATCACCGCGCCGATGATGGCAGCGACACAGACGAACGCGATCGCCGACCAGGTCCACGCGCGGACTATGCGACTCATTCAACTACCCCCTCGCCAATCCGACGCACGCGAGGGAGAACCCGGGGCAGCACCGGCCCGGGGCCGTCTTCGCGGCGGCATTCGCACGGCTTGATCTGCTCACGGATGGAAACGACCTCGCTGTGGATCATGGCCAGCCACACCGGGCACGCGATTGCTGCAACTGCGACGACTAGAGCCGCAATGAGGTGCAGCAGAAACATGCTGTTGTCGATGATTTCCCAGAGCAGGTCGGAAAACTTCATCGGACTGAGTCCTCCGCAAGTTGCGCGAGATCCCGAAGTGACTTCACCCACCGTCCGCGGCTCTCGGCGTCAATCGGGCCACCGCTCGTGCCGGCGTGCTCGTCGAGGTAGCGGCCGGCGACCGCTACGGCATGCGGTTGGTCCTGCGTGAGCTTCCGTGGCAGGAACCGGCCCTCGGCGGCTGCGATGCGAATGTCCTCGATCTGCACGCCGCTTGTGATCCGCGGCTGCGACGCAGTGCCGTCGACCTCCAGGGCATCTGCGAGCCCCCTGCAGAGCCCAGCGAACGCTGCTGCGTCTTCGGCGGCTCGCGGGCCAACCCACCGGCCGCGGAGGGAATACCCGGCATCCGGCGACGGGGCCGGGGCAGGGGCAGGGGATGTCCGCGGAGCGAACTCCAAGACGGCAGCCACGGCGGCCACTGCGAGCACGGCCGAGAGGATGGCGAGTTTCTGGCGACTCATTTCTTGGCGCTCCCGTGGAGGAGGTCCAGCCACAGCACGTCCACGGCTTTCGTCGACTCCTCGTCGAGCGTGTCGGTGGCCGCCAGCCGGTCGCGGACCTCGAGCAGGGAATCAATCGCGTCGCGAGCCGCGGGTGGGGCTGGCGCCGCAGGAGGGGCTTGTGGGGCTACAGGTGCCAGCGGCTCGGACTCTGCCACTGCAGCGGTCATGGACGCAATCTGGTCGGCAAGAGCTTTGCCAACGTCTGCCGGCTGTTTGCCAGCCGGCCAGAACAAATAGACGGCAGCCGCGGCGAGGATGAGTGCTGTGATCATGCTGACCTCGTGATGGGGAGCAGGGATTCAATGGCGCCAGACGCGATCGCGAGCACGAGCGTTCGCGTGGCCGGGCGGATAATGGCCCAAAATGCGTACAGGGTGATCGGCACGCACCGGTCGGCAACGGAGTCGAACAGCGCCCCCACCGCCGTCAGCACCAAAGCTTTTTTCTCAGGGCCGGTGAGCCCCGAGATCGCGTCGAGACCGGCGACGGCTTGGTGGAGCAGCTGCACGAGCATCTCGCCGAACTTTTGCCAGTTCATGCCGCTGGCTGCTTGTGTGCGTGCGGCGGCCAGAAACGCAGTGATCTGCGTCACGACCGCATGCAGGTTGTCGCCGACTGCCACCATCAGGAGTTGTCCGAGTAGGTGCCCACGCCGGAAAGAGCGAGGTCGAACGTGACGCTCCCGGCAGACGGGTTTGCGATGTAGAGCGTCTTGTTGCCGGCGTTGATCGCTATGCCGTCTTGGTAGTCGGTCCAGCGGTAGCTGCCGCCACGGTTGACGCGGGCCGCGTAGCCGGTCGTGTCGTTGGCCGCGATCACCCCGTAGAGCAGGTAGCGGTTGGCGACCGTCTCGTTGTTGACGACGATCACGTCCTTGAGTGTCGCTACGTTGACCTTGCCCACGTAGCCGAACGCCGACGCTGGCAGGTTCGTCAGGTCGAGCGAGTAGACCTGCCCGGCCGGTAGGGTGACCTGCGCTGCCCACCCGACGTTGGCCTGGCCGGCCCCGGTGCCGTTGGCCACGGTCTGCGAAGCCCTCACGGTGACGTCACCGGTGACGCTGCCGATAAGCTGCGTGTCAGCAAGTGAAAACGTGAGCCGGTTGTAGCCGGTGAGCGTCAGCGTGGGCATCGATTACCTCGGCGGCAGCTTTGAGTGGTCGACGTGAAAGCCGATGCGGCATGCCCAGCACCGGCACGTGTTTTCAGCCGTCTGCGGTCTCGAGGTGATCACGCCAATTCCGGCCCGCCGGAGCGGCTGGTAGTGCACGTGCTCGCCGCTCGGCGGTGCCAGCGGTTCCCGCCCGCGGGCACCATGCCGAAACAGGGTATCGGCCATGCGGTGCTGGTCGGGTTTCACTGGGTGCTCCTACTGCCATTGTACCTTTGTTCAGGTCGGCGGCTTGCAGCCCGGCTCACGCAGATGGCCGTCGTTCAAGTGCGGCCAGAGCTCGTGCGAGTGAATCGCCGCAAGTAGGTTCCATCCGGCGTGGCCGAGATGCGGTTCGCTGCGGTCGCCGGCGAGAAACTGGTAGATGTGCGCGATCGCGTGGTTGAGCAAGTCGTTGACCGGCATGCCACGTTCCCAGTTGTAGTCCGAGTATTTCTGAGCCCCTTCGGCACACGCCCTCGCCACCTCGCGAAGCCCGATCGGCGACACGAGGTCATACCGGAACTCCTCGAACGTGTCCGACCTGACAGCACCCGTCCCAAACTTCGCCGTCGTGCCCGGCTGCGGGGCCGCGGTCGGCGGCACAGCAGCTGCGTCACCGACCACGCGTCGCCCGAGGGGCTCGGCTGCGGAGGGATCGCGGATCTTGGCGTGCATGCTCGCGAGCCGCTCCTTGACGCCGCTCCACGCGGCCTCGAGTTGCTCTGGTTTCATGCCGGCCACCGGGATCGGCTCGTCGAACGTGGCTTCGGGGACAGGGGCGGCCGGCGTCAGTGTGTAGTCCGCGTAGCCCTCCGGCAGATCGAGGGCCGGGGGCGAATGGCACTTCCCGCCGTCGCAGCAGCCCCCAGCGTCTAGCCGTGATTCGACGGCGGCCCGCATGGCCGCGTTGTCCTGCTCCAGTTGTGCAATCGTCGCCATAAGTTCCGTCCTCTCGGTGATCATCCTTGCCACGTCTGCGGCCAGCGACCCGCTAGTTCCGCACCACGATCCCTGAAACCGATACGCCCGCCGCCGGGCTTCCGCGATGTATTCGTCTGTGAGTCTCACGACGTCCGCACCACGCCGTGTTTCGTGATCCGCATGTTCTGCACGTCGAAGCTGCCGTCGTCGTGCACGTCGACCGTGGCGAAGCCCCAGTTGTATTTGTTCAATCTCGCGTACTCAGGACGCAGGTCAGCCAGACAGCCGGTCGACCAGCAGAACACCTCGTTGCCGAACATGTCGGGCTCGCAGTGCCCGCTCGTGCGGTGGCCGTGGCCCTCGAGCACCGTGTGGTGCAGCCGGAGGAACGCGCCGCGGGCTTGGTTGACTGGGGCGCTGATGCCCTTGCCCTTCTCGTGGCCATGCAACACTGGCAGCTTGCCGAGCATCACCGGCAGCTGGTCGCCAACCATGTGGATGTCGAGGATTGTGCAGTGCAGCCACACGTCCAGACTCATCTCCGGCTGGAGCGAGAGCTCGGCGGCGTGTTGCCATAGCCAATGCTGATACCTCTCCTCGTGATTTCCCTGCTTGTAGACCATCCGCACGCCGGGAAACTCTTGCCGCAGCCACTTGAGTAGCTGCCGTACCTGGGCGAGCTCGTCGCCGAAGTCTCGGTTGGCCGGGTTCTTCACGTACCTACTGATCGAGTAGAAGTCGGCGATGTCTCCGTTGAGCAGCAGACCGACAATCTTCTGGGCTTTTAGGTGCTCGACGGCTGCCCGCAGTGCCATCTCCGAGTGGTACGGCACGTGGACGTCGGATAGCACGCCCCATAAACCAGTCAGCTTTGGGTCATATGGCTCCCACGGCGCGGCTTTGCTCTGCGGCATGGCCACGCCCTCCCCGGGGGAGCGCGCTGGCCGCTCGAGGCCAGTAGCGCGTCGGGGACGTCTCTTGTCTCCGTGCTGCCCGATCTGCTGGCGGATACGGCTCCTGGCCGCGTCCAGCGTGATCGCACCGTTGCTTGCTTCCACAAGCCGGCGGGCCAACGAGCGCGCAGGATGCTGCGGGTACTGACGAATGATTTCGACTGCCATTCGTGTGATCTCGTCGCCAGCCATGAGTCCTCCGTGCGAGGGGCGTATCCCAAGAGTGCCAGAACCGGAATAGGGGGCAATAGCAGCGGCTGGCGGCTATTCGGGCCGCTGGGATTTGCGGGCGTTTTTAATCGCCCGCCGCACGAGCATCCGCCCGGCCAAGTCGAGGAACGGCAGCCCGCGAGCCTCGGCCTGCTCGCGGAGCCAGCCCACGATCGTGTCGAGGTTTGTCTCGCACCACTCGCACCCCTGACGGTCCATCTCCGCGGCCCGGGCATTGCACGAGCAGTTGGGCGTGCTCATGATCCCGACGCGGGCGAGTAGCTTTTTTAATTCCGTGCCGGGGCCGCCAGCTGGAGTCGGTGCCGGCTCCGCCAGCCGCGAGACTCGCGGGTACGCAGGATGCTCCACGTCAATCGTCCACTCGTCGCCGTCCTGCGCGACGACGCACGGCAGCACCTCGTCCAGCGTGTAGCCACGCTCGGTGCAACGGGCTTCAAGATGTGCAGGATGGCAAACAATCATGGCAGCGGATTGCACGTGTTGCGCTCGCTCAACACGAGCGTGGCCGTAAAGCTAGAAAAGTGAGTGTTGTATACCTCGCCAATCAGACTTTGCTCGCCAAACTGCGAAGACGAACCCGCAAATGCCATGCCGTTTATGGCATCTTTCGAAAAATTGAAGACTGCCACTGCCGGCAGAAACTCTTTCGTAGTGTCTGGGTTGAACGCTGGCGACCTGTTGCTGCACAGCCTCCCTACTGACGACGAGCACTTGTACGCTGATTGGTCAATGATGAAATCTCTCGCTTTGGTAAAATTTCTTCTACCAATCAGGAAGCCGCGAAAACCTGTGTAGTGTGCCATTTCGAGCACGACTCGCGTGTAGAGGAATGGCAGGCGTTGCGAGGTGTTGTCGCACCCATAAACAAATGAGTACCTCAAGCTCGCATAGACCGACTCCCTTAGTCCTTCGTTGAACTCCCGAGCGTAGTCTTTGGTCACGCCGTTCCTGAAATTCGTGCTGTCCCCTACAGCGTTGAGCGTCGTGGTATATGAAACAATCACGCGACCCGCTGGCGTGTCTCGTTCGCCACTGTCAGAAATCGTGTTGACAACAGGCGGGCACGCTGGATTTGATCCAAAAGTTGCAACGCAGCTCGGACCGCAAACGCCAATGTCTGCCTGTGCTGGGGAGACAAACTGCATTCCTATAGTGCAGTTTTCGGGACATGTGCAGGCTCCGTCGCCGCAGCATCTACAGCTCTCTGCAAGCTTGCCGTCCTTGACGATCAGCTGCCCGTTTCTCGTAGCCAGTGGCATTACGCACACCCCGTCGTGCCGATGACAGAACCAGAAATGCCGGTTGGACCGTAGACCCAAGCACGCTTTCTCTCGACCGTTATTCCGCCCGTGGCAAGCGTGACGTTGGTCACGACGTCGATCTGCGTGCCGCGGCCGTTCCCGAGCCGCACCAGCGCCCACTGTCCCGATCCCGTGCCCTGCTTCCACAGAATCACGCCCTCGCCGTTGTCTGTGCTGACGAGCTCCGCCGTTGAGCTCTTGCACCGGACGAACTGGTGGTCGGAGCTCCTGACGTCGACCTTGGCCTGCACAGCACCGCCAACGGCCACGCGGCCGATCGACCCGGCCGGGATGGGCTCGACGGCAATACACCACGCCGTCGTCGTGTCGCTGGGTATGCCGCCAGTCACGACCGGCAGCTGCTCAAACTGAGCGGCCCCGCTGCCGGCTGGCGATATGGCCATGCCGGTGATCGCGAGCACGCCCCACCGGCTCACGGCCCCGCCCGTGTTGTTCTGCGCCATCACCCACGTGTAGGGCGTTGGCTGCTCGAGTGCCGGCGGCGCCCCGAAGCCAACGTCCAAAGACAGTAGCCGGTTCAGTCCGTTGACCTGCGACGCGGCCAGCCGGATTGGATCGCCGGGGTTTACGTGTTGTCGTGGGTCCATAGCGACTACCGTTCAAAAAACGCGTCGACCTGATCCTGCGTCTCGGCGTTTTCTGCCGTGCCCCGGTAGCGGCGACCACCAGGAGCAGAGTCGACGATGCCGAGCCCACCCCAATCCCGTTCTTCGTAAATCTTGTCGATAACGAGTGCCCGTGGCTTTTGCACCAAAATGCCAGACGCAGACGCGAACGGCTCGTAGACGACCCAAGGGTATTCCCAACCCTTCTTAGTGGTCGTCTGCAAACCTTTCACGTAGTACGCGTCGTTGTTTGCTCGGCACTGAAAATCAAACGTCACGGTCGTGTAGGGCTGGTCGCCGCTCCACTGGGCGCGCCCCCCCATGAACAATGCTTCGCCGGGATCAAAAGCCCGGAAGGGCGAAAGGTTTACGGTTCCCGTGAGCGAATACACTGCGCTGATGAACTCGTTGGACAGCCCAACCGCAGACGGCATGATCCATGTCTCGGAATACTTCATTGCTGGCACGAACTTATCAATGCCCTGCACGGTCGTGCCGTTTACGTTGATCGCATGCTGGAAGTCGTCGCTCACTTGGGAACTGATAACCCGCTCGCTGATCGCGCTTGTGATGTGCTCGGTTGCTCCGGTTGTGTCCCACGCTACAGAGCCCGGCACAAGCTGACGGCTGTCCTCTGGACTGCCGCCACCATCATTACCTCCGCCACCGCCACCGTCGCCCGCGCTGCCGGGCAGCACCGGTACCAGCGTCGTGTACTCGCCGGTTACCTCAAAGACACCCTTGCCGACACCCTTGATCGCCATCGACTTGCGCCGCCAGTAGCCGGCATAGGAGTCCACATACCGTGGCAGGTACTGTGAGATCGCATCCTTAACCTCCGTAAACCCACCGAAGCACTGGCCGATCAAATACCGCTTCGTCAGACTCCACACTTCGCCGGACTCAAGCCCTTGGGTATCAACGCTGCCACTCTCGGAGTCACGGAGCTCGTAAACTGTGTACGTCATGAGAACACCGCCTCCACGGGCTTCTTGTCAGCGATCTTGGTGAGAGCGGCGAGCATCTGCTTTGAAACTTCCGTGCCCGCGGTGATCGCAGCCACGACCTCGCTACCGACCTGTCGCAAAGTGACGCCAATCTGCGACGCTTCCATGCCGGTCTGCATGCCGCGCTCGGCGGCTTGCTGCCCGCCAGCTGCCAGAGGGGCGACGGCATCGAGTGCAACCGTAGGTGGAGTCGTCGCGATGGCTGCGGGGATGTTTGGCTGCTGCCCGCCGGCGATCGCGGCCGCGGCCAAGCTGCTGTTAGTAGATCCGAACAACGCGCGAAGCGTTTCGGCCGTGGCGGCCGTGTTGGCGGCTGTTTGTCGGGCCGGATCCTGCAGTGCCACGAGCTCCGGACCAACGTCGAGCCCAACGCCGCTCCAGTTGCCGGCAGACGAGATGCCGAGATCCTTCTCCGGCACCACCTTCTTGGGCTTGATCATCTCGTCCTGGTCCTGCTGCTTCTTCTTGCCGTCAGTCGGCATGAACGCGCCGGGGGGCGCCGCAGGAGTCGTGGACGTCGGCAGTGCGTTGCTCTTACTGACGGGCGTCTCGGCCGTCGCCACCTGCCCCTCGCCCAGGGCACGCTTGATGGCACGCTCCCTGTCCCCGCGAAGCCGTGACAGGGTTTCCTCAAACGCTTTGTCCCGCTCGTTGTTAACGGCTGCTCTGTTGTCGGCAGCTTCCTGCCGGAGACGCGTCCGCTCGTTAGATCGCTCGTTGACGTCACGCCCACCCATCCTCGCGGCATCGACTCTGCGTTCGATGTCCTCGAACGCACGACTGAGGTCGGCCGTGTCGAACGACCAATCGAAAGCCCACCGGATCAAGTTGCCGAGCTTCTCAAAGCCCTCCTGCAGGCGCAGGATGTCGACACCGAACATGGACATGAATCGGTCCATGCCCTCGACCATCATGTCGCCCATGAATCCGGCCGTAGCCGATATGGTGTCCAGCACAAAGTCGAATGCTTGAGCGAAACTCTGCCGCATCTGCACCAGCCCGATTGCCAGGCTGGCGTTCATGACATCCCAAGCCGCACCGAAATCCAGCCGCATTAGGGCGGCCGCGATTGCGTCTGTTTCCTCCCGAAACGCTGGTGAGAGCGTGCGCGCGATGACCACGCTGCCGGCCAGCCCGGCAGTCAGTGCGGCGACGGCGAGCCCGACGGGGGTGAATAGGGCCGGGATGAGTGCCAGCCCGCCCTGCACGACGCGCAGCCCCGTAGCAAGCCCCTGGATGGCGACGCCAGCGGCCAGGGCTGCCACGCCGAACCCAAAGAGAGCGGCGGCACTGCCGGCCACCAGGGCCACCAGCTGGCCGTTTTGGGACACGAATTCCCCTAGCGTCTGCATGACAGACGTCAGTGACTGAACCGTCTGCGTGGCGATCGGCCCCATCGACTCAATGACCTGAATCTTGAACACGCCGAACTGCGCGCCCAACTGGGCGACGGCACCGCCGAAGCTGCTCATCACGGCCGTCGCTTTGCCAACGGCCGTACCGCCGGAGTTCTGAATTGTGTTCAGCACGTCGTCGAACTTGTCACGCATCTTGGAGAGTGACATTGCCGCGTTGGCACCGCGAATCTCAAAGATGTCTGTGAACAGCCGTATGCGGTCCGTGTTGCCGAGGTTGGCAGTCTTATTGCCGAGGTCTTGCAGAACGTCCATAAACGGCCGCATGCGGTTCCCTGCGTCCCTCGTGCTGACGCCGAGCGCAGCGATCTTCTCCTCCTCGTTGGCCAGCGACTCAATCACGCGCGCGAGCCCAGTGCCGCCGAGTGACCCGCGAAGACCGGCGTCGGCCAGCGTCGCGAGCGCGGCGGCAACGTCATCAAACGACTGGCCCGCTTCCTGGGCTTTCGGTCCGACGTAGCTCAGTGCTTCGCCGATTGAGTCGACGCTCGAGGTCGACGCGTTCGCGGTGGCTTGCAGCTTGTCGGCGATTACCCCGAAATCGTTGGTCGTCATGCCGAACTGGGCCATCGTGCTGACGGCAACCTCGACGGCCCTCGCCAGATCCATGTTGTCGGCTGCTGCCACGGCCAGAATCGGACTGATGGATCTCATCACCCCTTCGGCGTCGAGACCGGCTTTGGCTAGCTCGCTCATCGCTCCGGCCACCTCTTCCGGCGAGCGGCCGAACTGAGTTGCCATACGTTTTGCAGATTCGTTTAGCGACGCGAACTGGACGTCCGTTGCACCTGTGTTTGCCCGCACCCGCGCCATCTCCAGCGAGAACGCAGCAGCCGTTCGTGCCGCTAAGATGAACGGCGCCCCGATCGCCGCGCCGCCGAGCGTCATGCCGGTGCCGGCTTGCCGCAGCTGCGTGCCGAGCGCCATCATGCGAGTGCGGATCCGCGTCATCCCTTGCTGAAACTGCCCGTCGCGGGCGAAGATTTCAACGTATGCAGATCCGGCCCGGATTGCCCCTGCGCTAGCCGTCATTTGGCACCTCCGGCTTTATCGGGCGGAAGCCAAATGCCATGAGCAGGTCTGGCGTCGCCTCCGGCAGTTCCGGTTTCGGCAAATCGTAGAAGGGGTGAAATGTGTACATGGTCGGCGGCGGCTCACTGCTCTCTGCGTCGTGATGGATCTGTGCGTGCATCGCCATCAGCGACGCCGTGTGCGTCCAGTTTTCGTGCTGCCGTCCTTCTGCCATCCAGACGAGTTGCCGGAGGGTGAATCCCCACGGCTCGACTCCGACGATTCCTGCGAGGTAGAACCCGAGTTCCCATGCGTCACCAGGGCTGCCTCGAAGTCGCACTGGGACAGCACCTGGTCGATCGCCAGCGCCGCTTTCTCTTCCATCTGGCGCTCCGTCTCCCTCAGTTTCGCTATCACCTTTTTGACCAGCCCCTTCCTGGGCTCGCGGAAAAAATCTGTTACCACATCCACAAGCCGTTCCACCGCTTCATGCAGCACGCTGCCGTCGCATACGGCAAAAAACTGCTCGTCAGACATGTCGAGCGCGGCCAGCTGCGGCCGCACGACGGCACAGACAACCTCGAGCACCTTCAGGTCGTCGCTCACCCAGCCGGCGAGCGTCTCGCGGTCGAGATTGCAGATGTCCAGCACATTGACGCCGCACAACTCGCGGACGCGCTTGACCGTCAGGTAGGTGATGTCGATCACCCATTCGCGGCCGTCGATTGTTTTGAACTTTGCCATCAATTGTAGGGCCAGAGTTTTAAGACGACCTCATACGCAAGCACGCCAGAGAATTGCCCAGACACCTTCACCTTGTGAACCAAGAAATTCGCTTCAGCGCCATCGATTCTGATCTTCACTGGCTGCGGCGGGAACTTGTTCCACTTCCGCATGAAGCGACGCACATCTTCGGCGTGGTAAATCTGCAGCGTGACCGTGTTCATTTCGGCGAGAGTGAGCTCACCGCGTGCCGCAGAATCCCAGCGCGTCACGTCGACCGTGTCAAGCTCCAGATCGAACTCAAAGTCCCTCGTGCCCAACAGCACAATGCCGTCGGCTCGAACGGACTGCGATCTGGCGAGGCGGACCTTTCCCACAGGTCACCTGTTCGATCAGGACGAGGTCGGTGCGTAGCTGATGGTGTACTCGTTCCGCCCTTTCGGGGTGACTTTGTTTTTGACGTCCAAAACCACACAACCAACGGCAGTCATGCCGCCGACCGTGACAGGTCCGGTCGCTCCAACCACGGCAGAGTGCTGCGTGGCCGTCACCTCGACAGTTATATCCAGCAGGCCGCATCCGATCTGCTTCTCCGTGTCGCCAAACACGGTGATGTCGACCTCGTCGCCGCTGGCGTTCAAGTCGACGTCGACCACGTTGTCCAGCGTGACGCCAGGTGCTGTGACGAGCGCGTTCTTTCCAAGCTTGTATTTGGCCATAATACCCCCGCGTGGTTGTTAGACGGTGACCTGGTCGCCGGCGTCGAGAGCGAGACCCGGCTTGATCGTGATCGAGACGGCTTCGGCGCCACCGATCGGCTGCGTCCGTTTTGCGCTGGTGATAACGCCAGTCATGGCAAACGCAGTGCCGCCGCTTGGCGCGACGGTGACGATCACCTGCTTGCCGTATGACTGCGTCGAGTCGCCGAGCACGGTGGCCTCAAGCGTTCGCGATTGCAGCCCGGCGACTGTTCGCTTGTAGACGCCGGTGGATCCCTTGGTCGTGGCGTCGACCTTCTCGGCCTCAATCGTCATCGAGACGTCCTGCACGCCCGTCAGACCCGAAATCGTGGTGTCTTTTCCGAGCAGAATGGTAGTGGGCATTTAGTCCTCGCTGAGAGTTAGCACCTACAGTCAGTATACCTGAACGGTTGATCAGCCAGACCTGAACCTGCCAGCGAACTGTGGCGCGATTCGGCCGCGGCGGATGCCCTCAAGCAGTGCTGGTCGCATGAATGCTCGCTGCGGATAGACGAATGTCTCGCGGAAGCTTGACGTGAGTTCCCAGTTGGATTTGTTCCGCGGCCCCTTGCCGATGCGATACCACGCGATGATCCCCTTGTAGCCGCGGTCATAGCGCGGGATCCACGCCCACGCGGCCATCCGCTGCGTTCCGCCGTGCTCGTGAAGCGACGCGATGTACGGTGCCCCATCCATGAACCCGCCCACGACCACCGACTCTGTCGATGGATCGTACTGGTAGGTGATAGAGCGACGCAGGGTGCCGGCGTGCGTGTGCGGTGGCGTTCCTGGCTGCGACGGCGGCTTGAACCGGATCTCAAACATCCTGTCTCGTATCTTCCGCTTCGTCCTTTCAGTTACGTCGCTCCTTCCCAGCAGCTGCCGGAGCGTGGCGTCTGGGCTTGCCCGCATGACCTTCAACTTGGGCTTCGCCATGCCCATCTTCTTGATCGACCGTCGAGAGATCTGCATCACCACGGAGCCAGTACGGTAAAGCCCTTGGTAAATCGCTTTGTCGAGTGTCCTTTGGACGCTCGCCCGGTCGAAGAAAAAGTCGAAGTTGATCCGGACCGGAGTCGGCATCGACCCCTGCAGACCAGCACCAAGCGGATTCCGGCCGGCGTCAAGGAAACTCATGCTCCGGTGGCTCCTGTCGCGCCGGTGGGCGATGCCGGCACCCACTTATCGACCGGCACGTCCCACTGCACCGCGATCTGTGCCATGAACACGTTGCGCGCCTCAAGCAGTTCCGGATCGTAGGGCATGGGGTTGCCGACCTCAGTCCAATCGGTGAACTCCGGCAACCCAGCTGGCTTGATATAGTCCGACCTGATCGCGTCCACGATCTCTTGGCATAGGTCTTCTAGCGCATCTATATCGGCCTCACTGCCAACGTGCTTGGCGACAACGATGCCGGTTGTCACGTCGGCCAGCTCCATCCCCTTTGTCTCTGTCTTCATCGTGTACGGCCCTGGCACCACGGACACGCGTAGCATGCCGAGGTCTTCCAGACCGTAGTCTGGCTTGCGCTGCATGGACGCTGCGATCACGCCGCCCGGCACGCTGCCCCAAGTGAATGCCGAGAGGGCGGCGGCCAGTTGCTTGGCGACGTTTCGCGAGATGTGCGGCAATAGGGTGGGCATGTCAACGCTCCTGCGGGCCGGGGATGTTGGTCGTGAGCTCGAGCTCAATCTTGGCCAGTGCCGCGGCAGTCTCCTGCGACGCATGTCGCCGAAAAGCCTCGCGGGCGTGCTCTAGGGCTTCCTGCTTGAGTCCGAGACTGTATGCCGCGGCGGCGGCCATCTCAGGGGGTCGGTGCCCGTATGCGACCGGCTCGCTGGTGTGCGTCTGCCGGTTGGGATTTGCCATCGCGGCCCGCCGTGACCAGTGCAGCGCCCCTACGGCATCGCCGTCGTCCCAGCACGCTTCCCCGAGGGCCAGATATGCCTCTGGCTCGTGGGGAGACTCGTCGATCGCCCGGAGCAGCCAGTTGCCGGTCTTCTCCGGCTGGCGGCGGGCTAGGACGCGATACGCATAGGCCCGCTCGCACGCGGCCCCCCCGGGGAGCGTCAGGTAGTGCTCAAACGCTTCCACGATCCCTGGCTGGTCGTGGTAGTCGAGCTCGCGGGCGAGATACCAATTCATCCGGGCGTCGTGCGGCGCTTCGTGCACGGCCTGGCGCAGGAGCGTCAGGTCGCTCTTGTGCTGCTTCCCCGGCTGCCGGTGGTGCCGGATCAGCAGGGCGTCGGTGTGCGTCTGCGTCTCCTCGCCGCTCCACCGCACCAGCCCCTCGTGCGTGGCCCCTGTCCACCGGTATCCGGCCCGGAGGTGGATGCGGTCTGATTTGAACTTCAGTTCGTCGGACCACGCGTACCAGTAGCGAAGCTTGGTCGTCTCCTGCTTCCAAGCTTGCTCCAGCTGCCCCCGCCACCCGGGCTCCAGCACCTCGTCGAGATCCAGCCGGATCGCCACGTCCACATGGCTGGGCAGGTGCTGCATGGACAGATTGTGGGCGTCGTCCCACCGCCACGGAACCACGTTGCCGCGGGCCACGGCCACGCCCTGGTCCTCGAGCAGCTGCACCGTGTCGTCGGTTGACCCGGTATCCGTGACGACCCGCACGTCGGCTTCGCGGCACGACGCTTCCCATGCCGCCACGTTCGCGGCTTCGTCTTTTGCGAGTGCGTAGATGCCGACGATCATTACCCCTCCACAAGCACAGCGACCTTCCGCAGACCGTCGTGGTAGTAAACCGGCTCGCGTCCAGACTCTTCGCCGAACTCCTCGACGGCACGCTCCACGTCCGCGTTGCAGCAGTCGTCCGCCAGGATCACGGGCACGTGTGCCACCAGTCGCAGGTCGGCCAGTGCCCCTTCGTAGGAATGGTCACCGTCAACGTGAGCGAAGTCGGCCGGGGGGAGTTGCCGTATGTCGTGGCTGTCGCCCACTATCCGAACGGCGTCGATCCCGAGCAGCGCGACAACCTTCTCCCAGTGCTCCATGCACGCCGGGGAATCTGCATCGACCGCACCGTCGACGCAGAGAAACCGAGCGTCAGGGACGACCGCATGAAACGCCGCGAGCGAGTAGCCGCAACGTGTGCCGATCTCAATCACGCGGGCCGGCTTGTACTCGCGGCAGACGCGCGCTTTTGCTGCGTAGTGCGAAACGGCTTCGGGAGAACACGGGAACCAGTCGCCCGGCATCCAGTGCATCCGCAGTCGGTCGCCCACACGGTCCTCGAGCTCGTCACCCATCGTTTCCTCCAATCATGGCTAGCACGTCCGCAAGACTCATCTCAGCCATCCACGCTTCCGCGTCACGCACGCCAAATGTTGCCACCAGCTGGTCGCCGGTTCGAGCCAGCCCAGCGGCAAACTCAATCGCCCGCAATTCGCGAAACGCGAACGCCGGTGACCATCCGACGATCCGCCACCCGTCCTCGTGGAATAGCACGAACCGATGTTCATAGATGCGGCCGCCGGCGTCGTCGGCCACCTCGTGCACGAGGGCGAGCCGGCGGCCGTCGCCGATGTCGACCAGCTGCGAGCCACCACGCCACCCGCGGGCGATCGCCGGCGATTCGGCGTGCTTCTCTACGCACCACGCCCAGCCGTCGCGGCGAACGGTGGCCACGTGGCCGTCTTCCCAGCACGCGTATAGAAATGCCCTATCTCCAACGATCGGCATCCAATTCTTCTCGTGGCGGCCAGGGCAGGGCTCGTCGATCATTGCTGCATCGATCATGGCCGACGCGTATGGCAGCACCGTTGCCGTCGCGATCCGGCACGTGCCGTCGCGGCCCATCCAGTTGCGCACCGTCGCGCTGGCAATGATGTCGCCGTCGACGGCATTCAGCCGGCAGTCCTCAAAGCCGTCGACAGGGTAGTCGGACGACGGGTAGGGGGGGGGCGGAGCCGGGGTCGGCTGCGACAAAATACTGAGATCCTCGCCCAACCGAACCACGACATTGACTGTGCGGATTCTGTCGCCGTCGGAAGGTGGGATCACGTATCGGCCGTCGACTATCTGGTAGTTGCTCGACCGCACGATCGCCAGATAGCCGCCGTCGTGCGAAAGGATTGTCGGATTGAACGTCGACCATCCCTCGCGGGCCGGCTCGACGTCGAAACGCAGAAACCTGCAGCCGACCAGGTCGTCGAGCCGCTGCGTGTACCAGCTGCGGTTGCGTCGCACGACACGCTCCTTCTCCGGAGTCAGTTCCATCGCGAGCAGCCGCTCGCACGCCCGACGGCCGGCGTCGAGTTCGCCCGCGTAGTACGCGTGCACGGCCAGCTGGTGGAGGTGCTCGATCACCGCAGCCTCATGAGTTGGCGGCAGACTTGATTGCCGCGCGGAGCGTTGCATTGCTGCTAATGGCATCGATCACGTCAGCGATCGTGAGCGAACCCGTCGGCCCTGTCGGCCCGGCGATCGACGTCGCAGCCGGCCACGACCCGTTCACCTTCGGGCCGAAGAACTGTTTGCCATCGACGTCGAACGCGAGATCCCCGTTGCGACCGACGAATGAATTGGGCGTGCCGCCGACGGTCACGATCGTCGCACCGTCGACGCCAGACGGCCCCGTAGAGCCGACGCTCCCCGTCGGGCCGGTGACACTCTGACCGGCCGCCCCCGTGGCTCCGGTGACGCCAGACGGCCCCTGAGCTCCCGACTGGAGTTGCAGCGGCGAGCCCCACGACCCGCTACTCTTCGGCCCATAGAGCCGACCGTTGGTCGTGTCGAGCCAGAAGTCGCGACTGTTGCCGAACGCGGCAGACGGTGCGCCAGAGCCACCGTAGAACTGCGAGCCGTCAGCGCCGGTCGGTCCGGTCACGCCAGTGGCTGGCAGCCACGCCGACCCGCTCCACGCGAGCACCTGGTTGGCGGCTGGAGCAGTCGCCGAAACGGCTCGCCCCTGCAGCTGCGTGGCATTGCCGCTCAACGTCGCTGGGATCGAAAAGAAGGGCATGTATTAACTCCCTGAGTCGGTTGTGCCACAGGTCGCGTCGGCTGCCAATAGCGTCAGGTGGCAGGTGCAACCCACACGCAGTTCACCTCGTCGAGCGTCCAGCAGGGGCCGGGGCATGGCGGGAATGGCGATTGATTCTTGCCGATCACGATGCCGCTCTCGTCCCGCACTTCCCATGTGTGCAGCCCGTCGATCACGCCGAGGTAGGTGGTGGTGACGCTCATGAGAGCCTCGCGAATGGTGCTTGGCTGTTTTGGTTTGGCGTGAGCGAAGCGGGCAGATCGCTAAGACCTGTTGACGAACCACCAGACAATCGCGGAGGCAATACGCCAACGGCCGTCTGTACCGAGCGACCAACCAACTGCGGCTGCGTCGTCCCAACGCAGATATACGCCACGCCGTAGCGAGTGCCTGCATTGAGCGTGTAGGTAGACGGGTATCCGCCAGTGGTGTCCAGCGACCGCGTGTAGGTGGTGTTGGTTGCCGCGAAAAGACTTGTGTCTGATGCTGTGCGTGCCACCAGCGTTGCCGTGCCACCCTCTGTGTACGTGTAGATCCCCATCCGTGCGAGCGTCAGCCCAGCAGCGACAGCACCCGTGGCGTTAGACATCGCGATTTGAGATACCGTGATCGTCGTCGTCGGCGTGAAGAACGCAAACAACGCCTGACCGGCTGCGGCGGTCACGCCAGCGGCGGATGTGGTGCGTGGGATGGCATCGATCACACCGGCAGCCTGCCCGAGCGTGGTGTTGATCTGCGAATGCAAAGCGACCGCGGACGAAAGTCTGGCATCCGGCAGCGTGCCACTGGTGAGATCGGAAGCTGATGTCGTGGCGATCCCGCCGCCAGAGGTTCCGACCTCCACGTATACGGGCGATTCCCATTGGTAGATTCGCGAGGAGGATTCGTCCAAGTACAGGGCAGAGCTCGCCCCAGTCGCGGGGAAGTTGGCGACAGACGCATAGTTGAGCGAGGCTGCCGGGCCAGTTGCTCCTTGGCCTCCAGCGGCGCCAGTCGGCCCCGTCACCGTAGACGCAGCGCCGGCACTGCCGGTCGGGCCGGTCACAGTGGACGCGGCGCCTGCCGCGCCGGTCGCACCCGTCGGCCCCGTCACTGTAGATGCAGCGCCTTGCGCGCCGGTTGGCCCCGTCACTGTCGACGCGGCGCCCTGGCTCCCGGTCGCTCCAGTTGGTCCGGTCACCGCAGACGCCGCACCTGCGGCCCCTGTCGACCCAGTCGGGCCGGTGACGGTCGATGCAGCGCCAGCACTGCCAGTCGGCCCGACAGCGCCATCGCTACCTCGAGCACCAGTGGCACCTGTGCTGCCGGCGACCCCGGCTGCGCCGTCGCCCCCACGCGCGCCCGTCGGTCCGGTGACGCTCTGGCCCGCGGCCCCGTCGCTGCCGCGAGCGCCAGTGGCGCCCACGCTGCCGGTCGGTCCGGTGACGGTAGACGCCGCGCCGGCGGCCCCGGTCGGGCCGGTGATCGACTGCCCCGACACGCCCGCGGCCCCCGTCGGACCGGCGACGCTTGACGCGGCGCCCGTGGGACCGACGGCGCCGATCTCGCCCTGCAAGCCGCGAGGTCCGGTGACGCCGACGTCACCTCGAGGTCCAGTCGGGCCGACGCCGGCAAGCTGGACGGCGAACGTGTTGCCGTTCGTGATAACTGGCGACACGCCGGTCGCACCCGTCACGCTCACGGCGAACGGTGCTGGCCCTGTGACGCTGACGCGAATGTCGCTCATGGCGCCCTCATGGTGAAGGTGCCAGACGTCACCGCTCTATCAAGGGCAGACGACCGCAGGAACCATCGGTAGCTCTTGGCGAGCGAAAGACCTTTGACGGTGGAAGCCGAGAGCGAGAGCGTAATGGCACCGATGGAATTGTCGACGCGGGCGATTGACCAGGTCGCAGCCGGGGCTGGCGTCGCAGCGATCGCAGCTGCGTAGCCGGCGGCCGTGTCCTCGTAGATCACTGCCGTGAGTGTGTCGCCAGCAGTCGAGAAACCGAGCGAGCCGGTGATAGCCAGCCCATCACCGTGGGCCACAACGACGTGCAGATCGCCGGGCAGTTGCGTGTACGTTGCATTGCTCATGTCACCACTCCGCTGACAAATGTGCCGCGATCACGCCCGCTGCGAGCGAGAACGTGAGGAGAGCGGCGAGGGGGATGGGGGCGCGGGTCATGAAGAGACTGTTAGTGTGACATTACCAAGCGTATACGGAGCGCTGTTTGGGTACGCCTCAGTCGGAGCGGTGAACGTGGACGTATAGCCACGCCCGCTGCCCTTGGTGATACGGACCTCGTCAATGCGGCCAAAGTATTGGTACCGGTAAGTCGCATCAAAGCCTAGGCGGCCGACTCGTACCTCTGCCGAAGAGTCCTTGACATTCGTCGTGAATGAAGTGCCTCCGGCGTTTTGAAGAACTCCGTTTACGAACAGATAGAGCACGCCAGAGACGCGACTAACGGCAACGTGATACCACTGATTTAGCGAGAAGGAGTACGATGCCGACACAGTTTGCCCTGCTCCGTTGTCGGGCATGCCCGTGAACGAGAGCGACGTAAACGACGTGGCAGTGCCGATCAAATCAAAACGCCAGCAGTGATCTAGCGGTGCCTGCCTCGACAGGAAAGTGGACACATACCCACCCGCGTTATCTGCTGGGTATGACGTTGGGTATAGCCACGCCTCAATGGCGAAGTCGCCAGTGCCGAACGTAAACGCCGACGACGATGGCACTGCCAAATAGTCGCCGTCGTTCGCCAGCAATATTGAGCCTGCACCAAATTTCGGCGTTCCAGAAACGCTCGCAGAGCCATATGCCGTCACTGCCCTAGCGGCTGACGACGAATCAACTAGCGAGTCGCCGTGCAGCAACAGCGATACGCTGCCGAACTGATCGTCCCCTGCAACGCTCAACGACCCTGTGATGGTGCTCGGCAGACTCCCGCTACCACTCGCCGCGACGAGTTCCCACGCATAGCCAGTCCACGAAAACGTGCGTCCGTTTTGTGTCGACTGCTGGCCCACACTTGGCGATCCGGGGAAAGATAGTGGCACGATGACTCCTACGAGATGCTGAGTGTTGCAGTTACGCGGTCGTTAAGCTCACTATCCTCGCCATCCTTCATGTATACCAAGACTAGATGCTGCCCGGCGGTGACCGACGCCGTGCCGCTCGTCGTCTGCGTGCCGCTTACCTCACTGGACAAGGCCGTTATAGCCGCGCTGCTGGATGGAG